ACCAGCGGCGTGGTCGACATCGACCGACTCACGGTGACGCGTCGTCCCGCTTGATCCCCCGGAAAAATTTTCGGGGGAGAGGGTGAACCTCCCGACGTGTCGCACCGGTACGCAAACCTGCGCAAATCTATCGTTTTCGTATGACCGACATCGTGGTGCTCGGCACCGGAACCGTCACAGCAGCAGCAGCCACCGACCTTCTCAACAACTGGATCACCGACCCCGACAGCACCGAGTTCTACTTCCCGGCCAAGGACGGCTGGGTCACGCCCGGTCTCATGCAGGTCCACAGCTACGTGGAGGAGGCCGGGCACGCCTACCGCGTCGTCACCCCCCTCGACACTGGCGACGGCATGGCGAGCCTCAGCGACCCCGTCCAGTACCTCATCACGGCCGCCACCGACGGCGACCCCGACGGCGCCATCCACGCCGACGGCTACTTCAACATGGTCCACGAGCTGAAGCAGCTCGTGGCGACGGACGAGGCCAAGGTCGTCTACATTCCCGGCGTCGGCGACGAGGAGGGCCTGGGCATCGGCGAGGTGCTGCACGCCGCCGCCAAGGCCGGAACCGAGATCCGCGACCTCACCAACGCCCTCAAGGAGATCCGCTTCAACGTGCCGGTAGTGGAGGAGCCCGAGGAGCCGACGCAGCCCGAGCCGAACACCGAGCCGGAGACGGCCGACGAGCCGGAAGAGGACCCGGCGGAGGTCGAGGCGGACGAGATGCCGCTCTCCGAGACCGTGATGGACCTTCAGCGGTGCCTGTCCGTCGCCCTGGAGGCCACGAAGCAGATCGCCCGCTACCTCAAGCTGGAGGAGGCAGCCGACCGGGCCATGGCCGACGCCATTCCCTCCGTCACCCCCCTGAAAAATCCGGCGGGGTCGAAGACCTGGAACCGCGAGTGGTTCAACCCCGCCACCCAGACCTGGGAGCCGTACCGCAAGCCCGGCCGCGCCCCCAAGCACCTGGAGATCCGCTCCGTGCAGAACTGACGGCGCGTTGGCCGCGCATTCTGCGTGGTATGCCGTAACGTAAGGACCGTCCGCTTCTGAACGCGGACCGCTCGCGAGCAAACTGGAAAGGGCCCCCTCTCGTACCTGGGGGGTCGCTTTCGGCCCCCCGTCCGGCAGCCGGGGGGCCTTTCGCTTGCCCGGCTAATTTGCGTGTTGTGCCGAGCGCGAAGGCAACCCGTGAGAGACGATGGGATAGCTGCCGGAAGAAGAGGCGAGACCCCTGCCAGGACTCGTCGAAAGGTACGACCGGAAAGGCTTCGGATGCCCGTGGATACGTGGCAACTCCCTCCCGTCACCCACACGTTCAAGAGCTACAAGCTCCACCCTGAACAGGTGGTCACTGCCCTGGAGCTGCTCGAACACAAGCCGGTACGCGAACGTGCGGCACAGGTCTATCGGTATCTCGTGAAGGCAGCGACGAAGTTCACCAAGGTCTATCTCAAGCAGCAGACCATCGCGGACGTACTCGGTGTGTGCCGTAAGACGGTGAGCCGTGCCGTCAGGGAACTGAAGGATGCTGGGCTGTTGCTCGTACTGCGTCCCACGCGCCGTGGACCGGCGCTCTCCGTGGTGCCGGGAGCTGCGTTTCCCATCCTCGCGGATCCGGGAAAGCGCTGGTTGGAGCCGATGTCCCATCTCATTAGTAAAGGGGCTGCGCCCCGAACAGATGGGGATTCTTACGTCGCTTCGCTCCTTCAGAATCCCGGCGCCGCTGGCGCCGGGCGAAAGACTCCTACCACAATCAAGACGAACCGAATCAGGCGCTGCGTGAGGAAGGCGAAGGAGAAGGTCATGGAGTACACCCCACGCCCTCTTCCGCCCCGTACCCGTAAGGCCCCGAGGCGGTACGAGGATGAGCTTCAGAGCCTCCAGGATCTGGTGTCCGAGGAGTTCTTCGGCGAGCGCTACGACAGCCCTGCACAGGAGCCCTCAGAGCCGAAGCCCGAGAAGCCCGTGAAAAATTGGCGGGCAGATGATCTTGTCCGGCACTGGCTCTCCGTGCTCCGTGAGCAGAAGTGGTGCCGCAACAAGGTGGACCACACCAGCATCGGAGGCCTGGGCAAGGTCTTCAAGATGTACCTGGAGGCCGAGCACAGCCCCCAGGCCCTCAAGGAGTGCGCGGACCGGTTCCTCACCGAGGAGTACTGGCACAACAACGCCAAGTTCCCCTGGCGGTACTTCCGCATGAAGCTCCCCGACCTGCTGGAGGCCGTGGCGGATGAACAGGAGACGCAGGGCTACAAGCTCAAGTGGTAATTAGTTCGAGGAGTGAGCCCGACGGCGTGGCACCTGGATTGAGCTGAAGCCCCCGACGCAGAGTCGTCGTATGTCGATTCCAGAAGTGCGTAAACGTTGTGCGAAGCACGCGGGGCTGCCTGTGAAGTACGCGTCGAAGCTGCTCGACGAGATCCCCGACCCGATCCCGGAACTTGTTGTTCTGGCCAGGGACTGGCACCTCCGCTGCGCCGAGGACTCAGAGGTCGCTGGACGCGGAGTAGTGCTCGCCGGACCGAATGTCCGGGTGTCCCGGCGTCACGGGATTGCCGGTCTTCTGTCAGTGATGCTGTGGCGCGGGGCGCGAGGTCTCTATGTCTCCGCGCCGGATTACGTCGAGTCGAAGAAGCCCGGAGCGAACGAACTCATCGACGAGTACGAGGCGTCGCCGTACGCCGACGTGGACAGGGTTGATCTCGTCTTGCTCGATCACGTCGGCCTGGAGCACCGGACGGCGACGCAATTCGCCACCACGGTCATCAACGACCTGCTGCGTGCGCGTGCAGAAGCAGGTCGGCCCACCATCGTCGTCACGCCGCTCAAGGACGGTACCGCTTGGAAAAAGATGTACGGCTTCCCGTCGGCGCTGCTTCTGGAAGAGTCGTTCGACCCCGTCTACTTCAACGACATCGGCGACTACCGGTCGCCCCTGCGCGGGGAACTGCCGTTTTCGGAGGAAGACGACACGAAGGTGTGAACCTGCGCTAATCAGGGCCTAGTTGGGCGTGTCGCCAGGTGTTCCAGATGCAGCCTGGTCCGCATGAAAACGACAACCCTGCGAGACCAGTGGCTCGACGAGCTTGCCGAGATGGCACACATGCCGGAGTGGTTCACGCCCCGCACGCTCGCCGAGTGCCCCAATCCGGCTCAGCCCCTGCATCGCCTGGTCGAGGACTATGCCGTATTCGGTGGCCCCAAGTGGCTGGAGGGCCTCGTTCTGTCCGAGGATCCCCAGAACGCGCGCGTGAGGAAGCAGCAGGCGTGCGCAGCAGTGCTCACCGTGATGGCGATGCACAAGGTGAAGCGGGCACGCTACGTCACCAGCGAGGAGTACGCGGACACGGCGACGGCGGTGGATGGTGAGAAGCGTGGGGAGGTCATCGAGCAGTTCCTAGAGCCGGATCTGCTGGTATTGGACGGCCTGTGCGACCAGTCCTACACGGCCGACAAGATGCACGCTCTGGGGGCCCTCCTCAACCTACGGTCGGGCTCTCCGACCGTCGTGGTGACCACACTTCGCCGCCCGGACCTCATGCACCGTCCCTCCGGCAAACGCCTCGACGCGGTCATTCGACACAACTACAAGGCTCCGACGTGGGATACCCCGGCTCCCGGCGAGCTGGGGTACGAAGCGTCATAGTGCTCAGAGGCGAGCTAGATAACACGCCGTGCCCGGTGGTCGCCGTCCTGGCCGAGGGGCTGGTCATCCTCCCGGCCCGGAAGCTGGAGCGCCCGCGACGGCGGCCACGGGCACCGCGTGTGCGCGACTACACCATCAATGAGGCCGCCGTCGTAGCGACCCAGTCTCTCTGGTACTCCGCCGACGTCAACGTTGACGTCATCGTCTTCCAACCCCAGGCGTTCGCCGATGACTTGGCGGTGCGTCTCGAAGACTCCGGGATGCTCCTCCACGCTGTCCATGCGATGACGCCGGAAGACCTCCTCTACTGCATCCCGCGCTGGCCCCAGCTCTACTGCATTCACGACCCTGACCCCCAACGCCTCTTCACCTGGGGTGGCAAGGGCCGACACACGCCACCTGAAGACGCGCACCTCATTGGAAGGCTTTGACCCTTGGACATTGAGAAACAGCTCATCGCGCGCGCCGTCGTCCACAAGGAGCTGCCAGAGATCCTCGAAGCCGGGATCACTTCCAAGTTCTTCACCAACGAACTCAACCGCGCCGTGTTTACCGATCTCATGCGCTACGACGCCGAGTACGGAGGGGCTGCGACGGTCCAGGTTGTTCTGGCAGATCATCCGACCTTCAGCTTCCCCGAGAAGGCGGAGGAGCCCGCGGAGTTCCTCATCGACCGGATGCGGACTGCTCACGAGCAGATGGTCTTCAAGCGCGCCGTGACGGACATGGCCAATCTGCTGGCCGGTAAGGACCATGAGGCAGCCAAGCAGGTCTTCCGCGAAACCGGTGATGTGCTGGACTCTCTCGGGCTTGAGGGCAGCGTCGTCCTGGACATCGGCAAGAGCGTTGACGCCATGCGGCGCAGGCTTGAGGAACGCGCCAACAGGGGCGAGGGCGTCAGTGGCGTGCCTACCGGCTTGGCGAGTCTGGACAAGGCCACGGACGGGTTTCAGCCCGGCCAACTCGTCACCCTCATCGCGCCGCCGAAGACTGGCAAGACGATGGTGGGAACCAACGTTGCACTCAGCGCCATCAAGGCCGGGTATTCAGTGTGGTACTGGACGTTCGAGCAGACGCCGGAGGAGATCCAGGACCGGGTCCACGCCTACCACACGGGTGTCTCCATGCGTCGCATCCGTCATGGAGACCTGACGGGCCAGGACCGGAAGAAGATCGAACGCTCCTGGGCGTGGATGGCGCGAGAGGGCACGCCGAGTCTCCACATCGTTCGAGGCCGCATGGGCGAGACCGTCCGGGATCTTCAGGCTTCGGTGCGCAAGTTCCAGCCTGATCTTGTCGTCATCGACGGCGGTTACTTCGTGACGGACGAGATCACCGGCGAAACCCTGGACTGGAAGGCGGTGACGAATGTGACGCAAGCCCTTAAGAACATGGCCGGGCTCCGCAAGGTTCCGGTCTTCGTGACCACGCAGGCCCGGCGTCAGCCCCAGGGCAGTTCGCTCGACATGACGTCGGCCGGATACTCCTCCGGGTGGGAGCAGTACTCGGACGTCATGCTCGGTTTCCAGAGGGTGAAGAACCTCGATGACACACGGAAGCTCGCGATTCTCGCCTCCCGTATCTGCGCGCCGGAGGAGTACTTGCTGACCTGTGACTTCGACAAGGGGACCCTGTTGGAGCGGCTCAACGAGGATGATGTCCAGGCGCCGCGCCCCGGATTCCTCGATGACTTCGACATCTGATATCGAAGGCGTCGTCCGCCAGCTCGGGTTGGTGATCGCGAAGACGACCGAGCGGGAGCTGGTGTGCTCCTGCCCCGCGCACGAAGAGCGCACCGGCCACCGCGACACCAACCCGAGCCTGTGGGTGAACCGGGAGCACGGCCAATTCCTGTGCCGCTCTTGCCAGTTCAAGGGCCCCTTCGAGGCCCTGGTGCGCTACATGGTCGGCGACGGCGAGGACGCGCAACGTTTCCAGGAAAAATCGGGGGACCTGGAAAGAGCCCTCGCCGCACTGACGGCCTCCACTGAGCAGAAGAAGCCCGAGCCTGCGCGCATCTTCCCCGAGGCGTTGCTGGAGCGCTTTACCGCCCCGCCGCCGGACGCCCTCGACGACCGCCTCCTGACAGCCCAGGCCGCTGCCGACTACGGCATCCTGTGGCACACGGACTCCCGGATGTGGGTGCTCCCCATTCGCAACGGCGACGGGGAGCTGCTGGGCTTTCAGGCCAAGGGCGCCCAGCGGTACTTCATGTACCCCAAGGGTCTGAAGAAGGCCGATGCCCTCTTCGGCCCGATCACGGACACCGTCGTCCTGGTTGAGTCCCCTCTCGACGCGGCGCGCATCGCGTCTTCCGGAATCCCCGGCGCTGTCGCCACCTTCGGCACCAGCATCACGGCCGCCCAGGCGGCCCGGATCTTCCGCGACGACAACCGGACCGTCGTGCTGGCGCTCGACAACGACACGTCCGGACGTCTCGTCACCCGCGAAATCCTCAAAAAATTCGACGGGAAGAGACAGACTGTTCTTCTGTACGAGTACGGCGACAGCACTGCCAAGGATCCAGGAGAGCAGAGCGACGCCGAGATTCATTCCGGCATCCGTAACGCCATGCTGTACATGCAGTGGTTGATGCTGGGCCGCACCCTCTGAGAGGACGTCGCCGTGTGCACGGACCACATCTATCCCGGTGACGACCCCAGCCCGCACAGGCTGTCGCGAACGTGCTGGTGCAGGCCCTTCATCATTGAACGTTACGAGTGTGCGTCGGCCGACGACGGCCATGGCATCACCTACCAGCACCGCCGCTCCCGTGAATTGCGCCGCCTTCTCAAGGCGCAGCGCAAGAACCGGACGCCGCGCGCCAGG